CTGGAGACGAGACATTCTACGACGAAGTAGATACTGCATTCTCTGGTATCGGTACTGCTGGTACACCAATCTCAGGTGCAGATGACTACGTTACTGGATCTCAGAACGAGGCAGTTGGTCTTGGTACTGGTGCTCAGTCAGGATCTAATCCAGGTGCACTAGATGGTTCTGCTTCACCTACTGACGGTACTTCATACAACGTCGGTGAAGGTATGCAGACAGGTACTGCTGAAGCTTTAGGTACTGATGGAAACGGTTTCAACGAGATGGCATTCTCAATCGAGAAGGTCACCGTGACTGCGAAGTCAAGAGCTCTAAAGGCAGAGTACTCACTAGAACTTGCCCAAGACTTGAAAGCAATCCATGGATTGAATGCAGAAGCAGAACTTGCTAACATTCTATCTACTGAGATTCTTGCTGAAATCAACAGAGAAGTTATCAGAACAATCTACAACGTAGCGAAGCCTGGTGCTCAAGCAAACGTTGCTACTGGTGGAACATTCGACTTAGACGTTGACAGTAATGGTCGTTGGTCTGTTGAGAAATTCAAGGGACTGATCTTCCAGATCGAAAGAGACGCTAACGCAATTGCACAGCAAACTCGTAGAGGAAAGGGTAACATGATCCTTTGTTCTGCTGATGTTGCTTCTGCATTAACAATGGCTGGTGTACTAGACTACACTCCTGCTCTTAACAGCAACCTTAACGTTGATGATACTGGTAATACATTTGCTGGTACATTACAAGGTAAGTACAAAGTATACATTGACCCATATGCAGGTGGATTCAACGGATCTTCTGCTGGTGCTCAGTACTATGTTGCTGGTTATAAAGGTTCTTCACCTTATGACGCAGGTTTATTCTACTGCCCATACGTACCTCTACAGATGGTTCGTGCTGTGGGAGAGAACACCTTCCAGCCAAAAATCGGGTTCAAGACTCGTTACGGTATCGTAGCAAACCCATTCGCTGAAGGACTTAATACAACTAATACTGGACGTATTAAGAGAAACTCTAACACATACTACAGACGTGTTAAGGTTCAAAACCTAATGTAATTCATATTACATATTTCCAAAGACTCCTCTCTGAGGGGTCTTTTTTTTCTCTAAATAATTTTATGATAAGAGATCTAGTTAAATCTAACGACAGTATTTTACATCGCAAGATTGAACCTTGCGGTTGTAATTGTGATCGTCGTTATGTAGCAAAGATATTGATTGAAAATATGTTACATTATGAGGGAGTTGGTCTTTCTGCAAATCAAATTGGTATGGATACAAGGGCATTTGCAATGATTAAAAACATAGAGTATAATGATATTATAGTATGTTTTAATCCTAAAATTGTAAAACAATATTCTAAAACATGTGTTATGGAAGAAGGATGTCTATCTTATCCAGATGAATTTCTTGAAGTGGAAAGGTCAGAATCTATCGTTGTTAAATATGAAGATGAAGATAGAAAGAATCATAAAGTAAAATTAAAAGGTTTTGCTGCAAGAGTATTTTTACATGAATTTGATCATCTACAAGGTATAACTTTTAAAGAGAGGACATAATGTTTTATATTACTAAAAAAAGCAATGTAACAGGAGACACTCTATATCACTGTGGTGAGAATAGATGGACATGGGATGAATCAAAAAAGACACAATATAACACTACAGAAGATGCTCAAAATGCTTTAGATGTTGCAATAGGCAAGTCTAGGGCAAAAGTTGGATATACAATTACACCAGTCTAAATAGAAATAAAAGTACTATTACCATGGAACCTACACCAAAAGAACATGCAGATGCAGTTGCTAAAAGAGATAAGTTAGTTGATCATTTAATGCAAGAAGGATATGCTGAGGATAAAGAATCAGCAGATAAAATCATTTCTGGTATGAGTGAAATGTGGTTTAATATGATTATCGACTAATGTTAGAATTTGGTAAATTCATAGAAGAAGCAGCTGCTAAAAGATGCGGTGCTGGAAAGTATTGGTGTTACACTGATAAAAAGTGTAAGACAATTCCACGTGGTTATCATATGGGTGGAAGAGGATATATCGAACCTGATGAAGGGGAGAATGGAAAGAAGAATGGTAAAAATGGTAAAGGTAAGAACGGTGGTAACGGAAACGGTAATGGTAACGGAGGTAATGGAAATGGTGGCCATGGTGGTAATGGTGGCGGTAATGGTTCTGGCGGGTCTAGCGGTGGTGGCGGTGGATCAGGTGGCGGTTCAGGCGGTGGAGGAGCATAATGCCTAATCCATTAAATAATCAAATAGAAAACAGAAATTTTTTATCTCCTATAGGGTTTAGGTTTAACCTTGCAAAAACTCCTAAGGTAAATTTTTTCTGTAATTCTGCTAGAATACCTGAGATAATTTTAGGAACTGCTGTACAAGCATCTTATCTAAAAGATATTGATATACCTGGTGATAAATTACAATACGGTGATTTTAGTTTAAGATTTATAGTTGATGAAGAATTAGAAAACTATATGTCTATTCACAACTGGATGACTGGTGTAGGTTTTCCAGCTACACCGAAGCAATATCAAGAGATAACAACTGATGATAAAGGAAAAAGGGATGGAGATGAAGTGTATAGTGATGGTTCCCTTGCAATTTTAAACAGTAATTACAATACTAGTGCTATAATAAAGTTTGAGGAGATGTTTCCAACATCATTAACATCATTGGAATTTGAAGCAGGTGATACGGACATCAACTACTTTACAGCAGAGGCTACTTTCAAGTATACTATATACAGGATGTTTAAAGCAGACGGACGAACTCCCTTATAATTAATTTAACTTTATTATGGATCTTGATAAAATTCAAAATATGTGGGCCGAAGATGCTAAGATCGACCCAGATAACTTGCATGACGAATCATTAAAAATACCTCAACTTCATTCAAAGTATTATACAATTTACAATACAATTACTTTGATGCGTGAGAAGGCAAGAAATCAGTATAACGAAATTAGACTAGAGAGACATAATTACTACACAGGTAAGGCATCTCCAGAAGTTTATGCTGCAGATCCATTTCCATATAAAGTCAGAGAAAAAGATGCTATACAAAGACATATGGATGCAGATGAAAGATTAAATAAAATTGATATGAAGATCAAATACTATGATGCTACTTTAAAATTTTTAGAAGAAATTATTAGAAATATATCTGGTCGTACCTATCAAATTAAGAATGCAATCGAATGGCATCGTTTTCAGCAAGGATATAACTAAATACTTAAACCAACATTTAATCGTATGGATACCGACGATTCTAAAGAAAAACTAGATTGGTCTATGGAATTAAATATGGGTATTGAAGAAACCCGTATGTTATACGATGCTGTCTCTCACTATGCTGATGTTTGGCCAGGGAAGAATGAAAATAAACCGATAGCAGAAAAAGTTCGTCTTTTATCTCTGCAGAATAGATTATTTGCTGTAATATTAGACCATAATCTCACACAACAATATCCAAATTTAGACCAAGAATAACTTGCTATATACTATAGCAACTCGTTATGATTCATGGAAGATTTGTATAATGATGAACCTCAATTGACAGATGAGGAAGTAGAAGCACTAAGACAAAAATATTTAAAACCCCCTATACTCGAAGAGGATAGTGACTTCCTCAAAGATACTGCACCTAATGCTTTTGAAGTAACTGAAAAGTTGGCTGTAGTAGAATTTCGGCACCCCGATCCTGAGGAACTCTGTGATTTATTATATGATTATGTTAAAGATCTTCCAAAGAATGGATATGAACCTAGTGTAAATGCATCCATGTCGGAGAGACGTATTCATGAGCAACAAAATCCAATATTAATGGATTTGCTTTTATGGATACAAAAAGTAATTACAAATAATACACATATATTTGGTAAAGAAGGTTGTCTAAGATTAGAAGAAGTATGGGGTACTACTTTTAAAAAAGGAGATAATATTGTTCCTCATAATCACATGCCATTTGCATGGACATGGATTTTTTATGTAAATGCACCTGAAGGATCTTCTCCTATAATCTTTTCAGAAAGTAAACATACTTTACAAGTTGAAAAAGGAAAGTTAATAATTTTTGAGGGTAGATTGCAGCATGAAGTACCTATATGTACTGTTGATGGTCGATGCATTGTATCTGGTAACATTGCAGATTTAACTCCCGTGTCTGCTGAGAATGCAATGGAGTTGCAAAAACTCTGGGAAGATCAACAAAAATATCAAACGAAAGATGCAACAAGAATCTAATCTTAAAGTTAGGGAATTATTTTCTATACCATTACTTAAAATGAAAGTATGGGAAGATACTGATGAACTAAATGATTGTGAGGATTACATTCTAAGTAAACTTCAAGTTACTAATCCTCAGCAAGCACAATTTGCAAACAGATCTGATAAGTATAGGATATTGGAAAGGTATCCAAAAACTAAACAAATCTTACTAAACTATACTAGATCTTCCTTGGATAAAATGGGCTATGCATGTAATTTTGATATATCAACATCATGGTTAACTCTTAATAAAAAAGGTGAGCATGTTCAATTACATAATCATAAAAATTGTTACTGGAGTGCAGTTTATTATTATGGACATTATGAGAGAAATGGTGGTGGAGAATTAGATCTTCTAAATCCTTTACCAGATTTGAGTTCATATAAACCAAATCTTAAAAATATTAATAAATTTACTACACCAATTACAAAAGTAATTCCAGAAAGAAAACACTTAATAATATTTCCTAGTTTTCTAAACCATACTGTTACTCCAGTTCAATCTGATATACCTAGAAAATCTTTAGCATTTAATATCGTTCCTATTGGTAACTATGGTGATGGAGACTCTACATACGATACAACATGGTATTGATTCATGTCTCATTTAGTCATCTCAAAAAAGAATGAAGTAAATCTTCATGTGGTAGCAGAACCGCATGTTTATTATGAACTTGCGGATCAATTTACTTTTGATGTACCTGGTGCAAAATTTTCACCAGCCTACAAAAAAAGATTTTGGGATGGAAAAATTCGTTTATTTAATATTCAGAAACAAGAAATATATGTTGGACTATTAGATAAGATAATTCAATTTTGTGAAGATCATGGATATACTTACGAATTTGTAGAGAGCAAGTATTATGGTCTCCCCTTTGAAGTTAATGAGATGATATCTAAGGAGGGTGTTAAAGATTATATAACAGGAATCTGCAAGTACAAACCTAGAGACTATCAGATAGAGGGAGTATACGACGCTCTAAGACATAATAGAAAGTTGTTGATATCCCCAACTGCTTCGGGAAAGTCTCTGATGATATATTCGATTGTGAGATATTT